ACATCTCATCTTCATGGGTTGGGTTTGATTATGATGAAGCTAAATGTAGTAGAGATGTTGGGCACATTTTAGATGCCGTATCTACCGATTTAAGATATGGTGGAAATGAAAGAAGTGTTATTGCTGGTGAGTATTATTACTTATATCCATCAGAAGCAACAAGTGTTCAAAAAACACAAACTATCGATGGTATAATACATGCAGCTAACTTAGTTCAAAAACTTATTCAGAATGTTGTATTAGTACAACCTTCGGCAACTAAATTAAGTATTTGGAATACAATTAGAGATAATAGAAGTTTAATTCAAAAAGAAGTAACTGAATATATTGATTTCAAATATCCATTCTTTAAATACAATAGAGAAAAATGTAGAAGAGATGTTGGCCACATTTTAGATGGTGTTGCAACTGATTTCTTATGGGGTGGTAATCAAAGAAGTGTTAAGGGTGGAGAATTCTACTACTTATTCCCTTCTGAGGCAACTACTGTACAAAAGGATGAAACTATTGATGGTATTATGTACGCTAAGAATTTAGTTACTGATATAATTACACAACAAACATTATTATCTCCATCAAAGGTATCTAATACCGATGGAAACATTAAAGTAACATCTTTTAATTCCATACCATCTTCAATCGCATTAAGTGGTTCTTATAAAACTGAAGTTAGTGAATCTTATGGAGTTGTAACTGGAATCATAACTGATGGTATAAATTCATTTACTCCAACTAACGCTACTTATGACCCATCTAATGGTGATTTTGTAATGACTATAAATGAGCATGGATTAACAACTGATAATGGTGTTTACCTAAGACCTGAATCATTCACATTTACTTGTGATATGGATGGTAATAGAAGTGAACATAATTTACCTTCAGTTGGACAACCTTCTTATAATAAGAGAACTAAAATCAAATCGGTAACCGAAGATACTATAACTCTTAATGTTGGTAAATCTGGTCCAAACGTAGAATACAATCCAACTACTGCATCTTATGACCCAGCAACTGGTGATTTTGTGGTAACTGTGGCAAGTCATAGTTTAAGTGTGGGTGAGGGTATCATTATGGTATCTGAATCATTTGCATTTACTTGTGATATGGATGATAACCAATCAGTTAAATCATATCCAAGAGTTGGAATCGACCCGTATTCAGTACGTTCAATTCCTCTTACAGCTGTAACTGATACTACAATGACATTTAATGTAGGAGCATCAGGTCCGAATAAATATTTCACACCTGTATCTGCTTCATATAATGCTCTAAGTGGAGATATGACTCTGACTGTTTCTGAATCATTTGGATTGGGAATAGGAAGAAGTGTAGTGTTAGAAAACGAATCAATCGCATTCACTTGTGATATGGATAGTAACTTAACTACTCACTCATACCCAAGAAGTGGTTCAGACCCGTATGCAGAACAATCAATCGTAATTAGTTCAATTGGTAAAACAAACCATAGTGTAACTAATGCACCATATAATTCTGCAACTGGTGATGTAACTATTACAATTGCTAATCATAATTTTGATAATGGAGATTACATCAAATTAGATGATAATTCTTTAACTTATACTTGTGTATTAGATGGTAATACAACTACAAAATCTTATCCAAGACCTAACTACGATTATCCAAGTGGAAGATGGTTAGAAATTTCTAATGTAACAACAAATACATTTGATATAAACATTGGTTCATCTCCATATGTAGGTTCTCATACATTCGTATCAGCAACTACTAACGGATTAGAAAGACAAGATGGAACGTTTACAATTAATGTAGGTGATGGTGGAAGTGCTTCTGGTTCAATCCATACATTCGTATCATCTTCTGATAGAGCAGTAAAACACTTACCTCAATCATTACATACATTTATATCTTCATCTAATGGAGCTATTAAACATTTACCTCAATCTAATCATACATTCGTTAGAACACAACAAAGTTCAGTAAGTACTGTACCTGTTTTAAGTGAATCGATTGAAGGATTAATTAAAATTACTGATACACCACAATTTACATCAGTACTTAGTGGTAGTGAAGTTGAATCTGCATTTATAACGAGAAGTGTAGGATTTATTAATGATATAATTAAATTAGGAACTGATAAAACTTCATTCGCATTAGCAAAATGGTACGATGATACTTTAGATACTCCTCAAAATTTAACTACTGGTTCTTATGTAACTGCTAGTGGTACTTATACAACTGATAATGAGTTTAATATTGTAAGTTCATCATTTGGACAAATAATCGATATCATAGAAAATGGTACTGGTTCATTTACTCCATCAACTGCAACTTATGACCCTGCTAATGGTAACTTTGTAATTACTATTTCAAATCACAACTTAAATGTTGGAGATGAAATTTATATAAGACCTGAATCATTCACATTTACTTGTGATATGGATGGTAATAAAACTGAACACAATTTACCTTCAGTTGGACAACCTGCTTATAGTGGTGTATTATCTATTACATCTAAAACTACAAATACTATAACTGTAAATGTAGGAGTATCTGGTCCGAATGTATCGTTTACTCCAACTAACGCTACTTATGACCCATCTAATGGAGATTTCGTAATTACAACTGGAACACATAACCTAAGTATAGGAGAAGGTATTGTATTAGATACTGGTTCATTCGCATTTACTTGTGATATGGATAACAATCAATCTATTAAATCTTATCCGAGATTAGGTATAGACCCTTTTGCTGGTCGTTCAATGAAGATTACTTCTATAACTGGAACTACAATGACAGTTAATGTAGGGGCATCTGCTGAAAACAAAACATTTAAACCTGTATCTGCTTCCTATAATGGATTGAGTGGAGATATGGTTCTTACTGTTAGTGAATCATTTGGATTAGGAGTTGGTAGAAGTGTAGTATTAGAAAATGAATCTATTGCTTTCACTTGTGACCAAGATGGAAATACAACAACACATTCTTACCCAAGATTAGGTTCAGACCCTTACGCTGGTAAATCTATAAAAATAACTTCAGTTGGAAAAACTTTACACACACCAACTGATGCACCATATAATTCGGCAACTGGTGATGTTACTATAACAATCGCTGGACATGGATTTAGTAATGGTGATTATATTAAGATTTCTGATAATGGATTATCTTATACTTGTATATTGGACGGTAATACTGTTAAAAAATCATACCCAAGACCTAATTATGATTATCCTTCTGGTAGATGGTTAGAGATTTCTAATGTAACTACTAATACGTTTAAGATTAACATTGGTTCTTCATCATATGTTGGGGAACATACATTTGTATCAGCATTAGAAAATAGTATTGAAAGACAAACTGGAACATTTACAATTAATGTGGGTAATGCAGGAAGTGCTTCTGGTTCGGTACACACATTTGTATCATCATCTTTAGATGCAGTAAAACATTTACCACAATCAGTACACACATTTGTATCTGCATCTACTAACGCAGTAAAACACTTACCACAATCAGTTCACACATTTGTTAGAACTACTAAAGATTCAATAAGTATTTTACCAGCGGTTGTAAGTAATACAATAAATCATATTAAAGTAACTGATACTAATCAGTTTACTTCTTCAATCAATGGTTCTATAACTGAAATCAACAAAGTAAAATCATCTATTGGTACAATAGAGGATATATTACAAAATGGTGTATCTGTTAAACCAAGTATTGTTAAGAATAACTCTGATAAAAATAACTTAATTAAAGTTACTGATGCAACTCAAATAACATCATCATCATTTGGAGATAGATTACAACAAAGATTGATTTCATCATCAATTTCAATTGTAACTAATATTGTTGAAAATGGAACTGGTTCATTACCAACCCTTGTTGAATATGGCAATCCATCGGATTCACCAAAAACACTAGCAGCTTATAACTTACTAAAAGATAACATTGAGTTCATACAAAGTGAAACTATCGCTTATTTATCATCTTCTTGGTCTACAGCGTCTTACAATGAGACTAGTTGTAGTAGAGATATAGGAGCAATTATAAGTGGTGCTGCAGAAGATATGCTACATAACGCAAACTCTTCATCTATATTCAATGGTAAGTTCTATTATGATTTCCCATCGCAGGCACAAGGTGCACAATTACAACAAACATTAGATGGTATTAATTATGCTGGTAGATTGGCAGAAAGTATTGTAAGAGGATATACTTTCCAAACTGCTTCTGCTGTATTAAGTGGTTCAGTTGAATTAATAAGAAACAATAGAGAGTTTATTGAAAACGAAACAATTGCATTCCTTTCATCTTCTTGGGATGGGTTTACTTATAATGAAACAACTTGTAAGAGAGATATAACTCATATTATAGATGCAGTTTCTACTGATTTATTATATGGTGGAAATGAAAGAAGTGTAAATGCAGGAGATTACTATTATAGATACCCATCAGCAGCAATAATTGGTGGTGTACCAAATGAGAATAAACAAAAAGACCCAACTGTAACTGCAGTAGATTTCGTACAAGGATTTGTATCAGAAATTGTAAGTGGAGCAATATTCCAAACTGCATCAAATGAAGTTGAGTATGTTTATGAATCAATTAGAAATAATAGAGAATTTATTCAATCTGAAACTGTTGAATTTGTAAATGCTAAATATCCTAATTTAGATTACAAGGAAGCTAGTTGTAAAAGAGATACTGGATTTATAATTGACGCTGTTGCAACTGATTTAAGATATGGTGGTAACCAAAGAGCATTAACTGCTGGAGAATTCTATTATAGATTCCCATCTAAAGCAACTGGTGTTCAAATACAAGAAACAACTGATGCATTAATTTACGCTAAAGATTTAATTGAAAAGATTGTAGATAAAGAAACTTTATTTGTTCCAACTGGAAGTTTAAATACTGATAATAATATCAAAATAACATCATTATCCCCAGCTACTGGAGGAGATATAACTGATATTACAATTCTTAATACAATATCATCATCATTCTCTATCGTATCAGATGCTATTTCAAATGGTAAAGCAGATGTAACACCAACTAACGCTACTTATGACCCATCTAATGGTAATTTTGTAATGACGGTAGTAAGTCATAGTTTTGATGTAGGTGAGGGTATATACTTAAAACCTGAATCATTCACATTTACTTGTGATATGGATAACAACAAAACTGAACATAACTTACCTTCAGTTGGGCAACCTGCATACAATACTAAATTAGAAATAATATCTAAAACTAATGATACTATAACTCTTAATGTAGGAGCATCTGGACCAAATGTAGAATTTAATCCAACTACTGCTAGTTACGACCCATCAACTGGTGATTTCGTAATGACTGTTGAAAGTCATAGTTTAAGTGTTGGCGAAGGTATTATATTAGACCCTCAATCATTTGCATTTACTTGTGATATGGATAATAATCAATCGGTTAAGTCATATCCAAGAGTTGGAATTGACCCATATGCTGGTCGTTCAATGAAAATTACTTCAATAACTGGAACTACAATGACAGTTAATGTTGGAGCATCAGGCCCTAATAAATTATTTACACCAAGTGATGTAAATTACAACGCGTTGAGTGGAGATATGGTTGTAACTGTTGGGCAACATGGTTTAGGGGTAGGAAGAAGTGTAGTATTAGAAAATGAATCATTCGCATTTACTTGTGACCAAGATGGTGATTCTACAACTCACTCTTATCCAAGAAGTGGTTCTGACCCATATGCCGAGCAGTCAATTGTGATAAATTCAGTTGGAACAACATCACATACAGTAACCAATGCTCCTTATGATGCATCAAATGGTGATGTTACTATAACAATTTCTAATCATAATTTCAATAATGGTGATTATATCAAACTTTCTGATAATTCACTTACATATACTTGTGTATTAGATGGAAATAGTGTTGAAAAATCATACCCAAGAGTAGGAATAGACTACCCATCAGGTAGATGGTTACCTATATCTAATGTAACTACAAATACATTTGATATTAATATAGGTTCATCTCCATATACATCGGCTCATACATTTGTATCTGCTACAAATGATGGATTAGAAAGACAAACTGGAACATTTACTATAAATGTAGGTGATGGTGGAAGTGCAAGTGGTTCAATACATACATTCGTATCAGCATCAACAAATGCTGTGAAACATCTACCTCAATCGGTACATAATTTTGTATCCGCTTCAAGTGGTGCAATCAAACACTTACCTCAATCAGTACATACATTTGTTAGAACTGAACAAAATTCAGTAAGTGTTATTCAACCAGCAACAAATTATGGTTTAGTATCAACCGATTCTGACATATTGTCTGCATATGGTTTAATTACTGAAAGTGTACCATTTATACAAAATGAAGTAGTAGAATATATCTCATCTTCTTGGTATGGTTTCGATTATGATTCTGATAAGTGTAGAAGAGATGTTGGATTTATAGTAAATGGTGTAGCAGAAGATTTAAGATACGGAATTGTATCAGCATCTTCGGTAAATGCTAAATTCTACTACCAATTCCCATCTGAAGCAAATGGAACTGGTTCACAATCACAACAAACTGTTGATGGTATTAATTATGCATCACAATTAGCAGACCAAATTGTAAAAGGAGCAACATTTAGTTTACCATCTAATCAATTATCTGCTTCGGTTGAATTATTGAGAAGTAATAGAGAGTTTATCCAATCTGAATCAATTTCATACCTAAGTTCTTCTTGGGAAGGGTTTGATTATGTAGAATCAACTTGTAGAAGAGATGTTGGACACATTATAGACGCAGTTTCTACTGATTTACTTTACGGAGGAACTCAAAGAAGTAAAATTGCAGGAGAATACTATTACAAATATCCTTCAACGGCTACAACTACTCAATTAGAACCAACAACAACTGGTATTAAGTACGCTGGTGATTTAGGAAGTAAATTAGTACAAAGTGAAATATTCGTAACTGCATCGGCTGAAAGATTGGCTGGAAATAAGGTTCTTTTAGATAATAAAGAATTTATTCAGAACGAAGTAATCGCTTACATCTCATCTTCTTGGAGTACATTCGATTATAACGAAGATAAATGTAAGAGAGATACTGGATACATCTTAAATGGTGTTGCAACTGATTTCTTATATGGTGGAAATGAAAGAAGTAAGGTAAATGGTGAATATTATTTTGAAAAACCATCAAATGCAACACTTAATTACCAAGTTACTGCAAGTGGACAATTAAATCAAACAATTGATGGAATTAACTACTCTGCTAGATTAGCTGGAAAGGTATTGGAGAACACAACATTCGTTTTACCAACATCTGAAGTATCTGCATCGGCTGAATTACTAAGAAACAATAGAAGTTTCGTACAAAATGAAACTATTGAATTTATATCATCTTCTTGGAGTAATGTAACTTACAGTGAAGATAAATGTAGAAGAGATACTGGATATATAATTGATGCTGCTATAACTGACTTAGTTTATGGTGGTAATGAGAGAAGTACTGTTGCAGGATTGTATTATTGGAGATATCCTTCAAGAGCTACAAATGGTGGAACACCTTCAGAACAAAATCAATTAGACCCAACGGTTGATGGAATTAGATTTGCAAATGGAACTTCACAAAATGTTGTTCAAAATTTAATCTACACAACTCCATCTACTGAAATTAAGAATGGTGTTCAGTTATTGAGAGATAATACATCATTTATACAAAAAGAAACAATAGCTTATCTAAGTTCATCTTGGAGTGAGTTTGAATACAACGAAGTTAGTTGTAGTAGAGATTTAGGATACATAATTGATGCTGTTGCTACCGATTTAACATATGGTGGTAATGAAAGAGCAGTTCAAGCAGGTACATTCTACTATTACATTCCTTCAATCGCAACTACGGAACAAAAACCACAAACAACTGATGGTATTGATTTCTCTAAAGGGTTGGCTGAAAAGATAATTAAACAACAGCAATTATTATTCCCAGCATTTTTGAATAACAATGGTGCAACTGCTCTTAGAAATGCTAAGAAAGAATTACAAGGTAAAGCAATATCGTACACAAATGCGGCATTCCCTTCCTTTATTTACAATGAAGAAAAATGTTATAGAGATACTGGATTTATTTTAGATGCTATCGTAACTGATATTATCTATGGTGGTAATGAAAGAAGTATAAGAGCAGCTGAATCGTATTACAATGGTATATACGGAAGTGCAGCTGTTGTTATTAACGAACAAAAATTAGAAACTGCAGAAACTAATAGATATTTAAGAACTCAATTCCAATTTGTTGCAAGACAGGCACCAGTTGAAGAGTTTGGTTCTTTAATTATTACAACTGGGCATGATTTCTCATACGCAGGTGCTGGTGTAACTTATAAAGCATTACCTCCTAATCAAGGTGGTGATGGTATACCTGACCCTGATAAAGAAATTACGGAAATAGGTGGAGGTAGAGTATTCTTTACTTCTGGTAACGAACTTGGTGACTTTAGAATTGGTGGAGGTCTTGTTATTAAACAGGCATCTGGTACCTTGGAAGGAAGAACATTCTCCAAATCATTATTCTCACTTGTAACTCCATTCTCATTAGCACTGCAAGATTAAGGATAAAAAAGAAATCAAATATTTATATAGGATATGGCAGAAGAATTAATACCACTAAATGCATTTAAATCCGTACTTACCACTTTAACTGGTGATAACGATATAGTTTACTCAGCTCCAAAAGGAGTTTCAACTATTCTATTATCTGCACAAATAACAAATACCGGAGAACTAGATGAGCCCGTTACTATTAGTATAACAAGTAACAGAGATTTACCAGTTCCTCAAGTAGATTCAATTAGTAATACTGGTAGTTTTTTTAGTGCATCGGCACTTATTGAAAAAAACCAAACATTTTTAGAAAAAGAATCTGCTGCATATATTAGTTTTCAAAATAATTTAACACAAATTCCATTTAGCTTTACATCTTCTTTCTTTGAAGAATATGTTAGAACGGCTGTGGATGGTGTTGAGGCTGATTTAATTGCTGGGGGTACATTACAATCTAAAAAGGCTGCTCTTTCTTATTATAATAAGAACGGCGAGATTCTAATACCCAATGATTATTTTACTGCATCATATCAATCAATCGACTATGCAAAAGAGTTAGTAAGTAAAATACTTATTAACGAATCGGTAACTGGGTCTGCTAATGTTGCTAGAATTTATCAAGATAGTGTAACACAATCTTTTGATAATACTCTCTTAGCAGAAACAGGTTCAATATCAGCATCTATCGATTTACTTGGGGCAATATCCGAAACGATATCAAATCCAACAAGAGTTAGACAACAACCCGTAGATTTAATTACTAATGTAACTATTCCAGCAGGTGATTCACTATCACCGATTGTAGCAGGTAAATTAGTATTGGAACAACAATTTTCATTAATTGTATCAGGTTCTACAAATTTAACGGTGATATTATCGATTCTTGAAAGTGCAAACGAATAATTATATACTAAGACTAATAATAAATGAGCCAATTATTAAGTGGAAAGGTTAGAGTAGTAAAACCTAACAATGTTTCTGAGGATAGATATGACTATCTGAGATTAAATGAAGCTGAACCAAACTTGGGTGTTCCTGCGAGTGGGTCGATTTCATCTGGCTCTATTGCGTTAGTCGCATCTGATTCTGATGGTAATCGTTTATTTGTAACAACCTTACAATTAGACCAAGTTACTGGTTCTTTTAGTGGTTCATTCGCCGGAGATGGTTCTGAATTAAATAATCTACCAGAAGCAGTAAGATTAATATCTGGTTCTGCATCTGCATCAATTGCACCAAATACTGGATTTTTAGTAAACGTATCATCATCATTTGGTGGGGA